TCGTTGTGGCAATCATAAAGGCAACCGTGGATTCCATTCTTGCCATCGAAAAAGCCAACCACATATTTCGTTGGTTCCTTGCAATCATTACATTTTGCATTTATAGCCATCTCACTTCACCTCCTAAGTTATTTACCATTCTCTTCATCATTGCTGATACTTATCTTTTGCATTGCCGGCAGCACCAGTGCCACTAAACACCACGCTGATCCGGTATATTTGATAGCAAATATCACCGCTGTTGCCGTAGATATCCAAGCTGCTGCATAAGCAAACCACACATTTTTATTTTTCATAGCATCCTCCTTTACCATCCGATGATACATTATCCTGGCATCAATCCATACTCTGGTAAATCCCGGAGCACGTACCGTATCCGGCGCACCTCTGTCCGGCCAGTATATTCTCCACCTGCGAACTCCATTAAGATCAGGACATATCCCAGCTGTACATCATCTTCATCTTTTCGCAATTCAAAGTTACTCATTTACCAGTTCTGCCAGCTGAATAAAATCAAGAGTTTCGCACCCATCATATAAGTCATATACTTTCTCCACGATTTCATCACAATACCCTGCTTCTTCCAACTGATCCGAAAAATCAGGATCAGAAGATGTACAACCATATTCTGTTTTTATGGATTCTCTCTGAAATTTTCTATCAGAAATTTCCAAGGTTTCAATGCAACCATTATCCGTTGTTTCAATGCAATATTTCATGTAATTTTCCTCCTGTTTTTTTAACTTGCTTTTGAATTATTGAGTGGAACTCAAATAGAAACTCAAATTTTTAATTAAATTTTTCACTTATTAACTCAAATTTTGAGTTACTATTTCACTTTTGAGTTGCTGTTTTCACTTCCTCCATATTTCTTCATCAATAACATATTGTCGAATGAAACGATCTGCATATTGTGGATGAATCATTGAGCGTTCTGTCTTTCTTGATGTAAAGTTTGTTGCCTTTGCCTTTACAATGTCTTTTTTCTCCACATAATCTATTGCTTCAAACACAAGATTATTTTTAGGTTTGCAATTTATAAACCAATACTGTGTAGGTTTCTTATAGAAATCTCCATTTGCTGTTCTGTCTGTATCAATAATGCTTGGTTTTATACACCAATATGTTGTAAGATAGTGTGGCTGGCTATATGGATTTTCAATAATCAGTTTCAAATTTCTCCTTATGCAAATTATTACAAGCTTATTTAAAACCTCATAAAATTCATTTAATTCTTTGTGCCTTTTTATTACCAGTTCACAGTTTTTTTCGTCACTGTATCCTTTTTGAGCATAATTATTTCCGGCAAACCATAACTGATTTTGGCATTCAAAATATGTGCATGGAAAAAATGCAAGTATAATGTCATCCTCTTTTATGCCATCAAATATGCTTTGTTTTTCGTCATACCCCCCCCTAATTTCTTTGAATAAATCTATCACATAATCAGTTTCTCCAAATTCATCTTGGATATCATAGTCATAAGAATCTATTCCATATTTTCTAAACGCATTTTTAAAAGTTCCTGACTGTTCAAACAAACAATGTGCTTTCATTTTTTCAAGGAGACCGCATATGCTTCACTCTGCGCAGAGTCTCGGCTCCTTTCTTGGTTTTATCTAACTATCGTTTCTTCCTGCTCCTTGTACATCCTGCCCGCCATCCTCACCAGATAGTGCTGTAAGGCTTCATCCACGCTGACACGATGCTTGGTACAGTAGCGGTCAACGTACCGCTTAAAGTCGTTATTTTTTTGATAAAGTACTTCATATTCATCAAACTTAACCTCGATATTTTCAATGTTGGTACAATCAACTCGTTCCATCTGCATCACACTCCTTCCGGCTTCTCGCACCGTTCAAATTCGATAACCCACACCCACGGATTAGCGCCCCAACCGTAGCGGTCAATGTCGGATTTCTTGATGGTTGATTCCCACAGCCAAGCAAATTGCTCCTTTGCAATCCCATACTCTGGATCTACTTCTGTTCCATAATTTTTTTCACTGTACCCTATATCTTCGTAGAAAAGATTTCCAACGCCTTCATTTTCAGAGTCCTTTGGTGTAATCTCCTGCAACCGCTCTACTCTTACATCCGTAACTTTCAGCCAGATACGAGCTGCTTCTTTCGGCATGTGGATAGATGGGTGCCACCTTGCATCTCCATATATTTCATCTGTTGCCCGGTACATATAACAGCCATAGCTTTTATTCAAGACGTTCTGTTGTGGTTCTTGGTAACAATTTCCATGTTCGTCTCCCTCGCAACAACAACAATCAAAATGTTCCCATGTTTCCCGTACATACAAGATATCGCCTGGACAGATAGGACAGGTTCTCTCCGCTGTACTTAACTGTTCCATCTGTTCCTTATCAGCAAAGTTATGTACTGCATAAGTCCTCCTGTCAGCATTGTAAAAATCCATATCCGGTACGGTATACTCATTTGCATCTTTGCATATACGCCGGGTGCAGGTCTTCCGTCCGTCCAGAATCGCCCGAACCATTTCTGTATTGAATAAAATCGGTTTAATTGCCATCTACTCCACCTCCGTTCACGATTGTAATTGCTTCATCCATTGCCCTGTTCCATTCCAAGTCTTCATCAGTTCGCACGACTCTGAACTTGTCGTTTAACTGATCTACAACCTTGTCCGGATCGTAGGCGGTCGGCTGTGTATCAATGACATTCTGCACTCTTTCCAGAAAATCTATTGCAAAATACATAACTGTATCTTCGTTTATGCCATTGGCATAATTTAACCCATGTTTTTGCATTAAATCGTGAATGATTTCTTCTGTACCACTTGTCTCTGAAAAGAAAAAATCCTTCAATTCGCTCGCATCAATCAGTCTCATCGTTCGCCCTCCTGTTCCATGCTTCAATCAGCTTTTCTTCATTGTAATCTTCTTTCAACATCATCATTCTTCCACAATTCATGCATTTTACGTAAAATTCGCATAAGATAGCACTTTTTCTCTTACATGATGGACACGGCTTAAGTTCTTCACTCATCTCCTACCTCTTTTCTTTCTGCTCAACAATGAGCCATACTGATACGGAGACATATCGGGAATTTCTCTTTTTCCCATTCCTTTTTTGTAATAATAGTTTCCGTTCTTCTTCGTCTCCTGCTTTTTAAAGTCATAAGACAGATCCGTCATTTTCCATCACCCCATTTCAATTTCTGGCCACATTTATTGCAATAATCATCATATGATGTCAAAAAACTACCGCAGGAACATCTGTACCTCATATGTGCTTTTGTCCATGACGTACAAGGGATATTAACCTTTTCCGGTTCTATGGCTGTCTGCTTTTCCACAGCTTCACGGCATTCCTCCACCGTGCCGATCTGGCGGTACTGCTGCACCTCTTCCAGTGCCTTGATTGCTTTACTTAGTGCTTCATAAAAAATAGACACTTCTGAATGATGTATTAGTTCTGCATTCAAAATTACACTTGCTTCATTCTCCGTCATGGCTACCCTCCTTAACTCCATTTAAAATCCTCACAAGGTCTCATTCTCCGCTGATTCTTACCTCTTTTATTGCATATTCCCCAACCACCGTAATGACAATCTTCGCAGGTAATCGGATATTGATTTAAATTTTCCTCAATACATTTCTTGCACTGGTAAGAATTTTGATTATACACATACCGACAATTACGATTCTTGCGTTTGCATGTCGCCATATTACTCCTCCAACAGTTCCGGATTGTCAAATACGTTTCCGACAACCTCATAAATACAATCACTATTTATACGTGGTTTTGATAATCCATACTCTTTACTTGTCCGATAAAATCCGGCATAATTCTCATCCCAAAGTACAGTGCCTGTGCAATAGCTTTCTGGATGTGCATCATCATTGTAGTGTTTAACAATATCATTCTCCCAAATCAGATTACCGTTCTTGTCTTTAAGTCCGGTACACTGGCAAATTGTGGCTGGGGCTACCTCAAATGCCACAAACTGCAAACATCCTTCTTCTCCGACCTTATCACTCTCATTTACCGAGTTACCAACTGTATGAATAAATACTTGCCCTGTTACACCATCATCAATACGATTTCCAATTACCCATTCCCCGTTATCAATCCGCTTTCCACGGAATAAATATCTATCCTGCATCCTCATTCCTCACTTTCTTTCTGTAACCATGCCAATGTACAATCCTTACATACCTTGTCACTTTTTAATAAATTCCGCAGGACACATAATAGCGCCATTGCCAACTCCTCGTCCGTCATGCTCCTGATCCGGTCTGCGTTGGTCTGCTTATGTGGCTCGCTTTCCCGGTACGGTTCCGGCAGTGGCATCCAGGCTGTGACATTTACGCTATCATTATCATCACCGAGGACAAACCGTCCTCCCAAATATTGTACAAAGCAACAACGGTTTCGATATGTATCCCATCCTATTACACTATTAAGAGATTCTTCCGGCAGTCTCTCACTTACTGGAATCCACACTGGCTGATTCTGCAAGGCAGTGATTGCCATTTCCATAAGTTCTTTTCGATATTCTTCATTTACAAGTTCATCCCAATGAGGATTAAACCTGATAATGTCCAAATCCTTGATAGCTTCTTCTCTCTTCATTCCGCACCTTCCATTTCTGCCAGCTTGGCTTCGGCTTCGTTTTTTGTTAAGAATACTATTTTGCCAAAATCACATTCTCTAAAATATACTCCTATAAAATGATTTGTTACCTTAGCGTAAATTCTATATTGTTCTCCGCTTTCATAAAATGATACACTAGAAACATAAGCTTCATAGACTTCGTCTTTCATGTTCTCATCATATTCAATATCATCAAACACATTAAATGGAGAAGTGACTACATAAACTGTATCTCCCACCTTGCACGGCAACCGCAGTAGCAATCCCTGCTCCTCCGCATCCTCATAGGCTTTGAGTTTTCGATAAACAGCATCTATTTCCTCACAATCCGGTTCGCATGCCCTTTCCCACATTTCATCATCAATCCATGACGGATTTCTTTCTGTCAGTCTCTCCATTATTGATCCTTTCCCATTCCTTCATGACTTCTCTTTCTCTTTTCCATTTGTCGATCCTGTACTTGATGTTATCTTTCACAATGTTTACCAAGATAATCATTCCAAAGATTATCCATACAAAAACCAACAATGCGATCAATACCACTCCAACCATATCTGATAAAGTCACGATAAACTTCATCTTGCATCCACTCCTTTCTCACACTCTTAAAAACTGCTTCGGTATCGGCACTCCGTTTCGGTCATAAAAAGTAAAATCTCTGTACGGGTAATGCCGGTTACTCCCCACCAACCGGAAGAATGTCTGTCGGCTTTCTGAGACTTCCAACAGTCCATCCCCAATATTCGGGTAGCTGTCATTGTCATTCTTCACGGCATATATCTTCATGGTTCTCACTTCTTCCAGCATGTATCTTTGGTTTCTCCGACATTGCCGGATAGCTGCAGTCATATGGTTTCGTCCGTCCGATATGCCTTGACATCTCTCCTGGATGTTCTTCCATCTCCCGCAATTCATCCTCACTGTGAAATCCTCTGCTCACGTTTCTTTATCCACCTTTCTCTGTCGTATTTATGCCTTCTCTCTCGGTATGCAGGGTCAAATGCACGCTTATATTTCCAATGTGCATCCATCTCTGCCTTGCGCTCTTCCCGTAGCCTTATCGTGGCATCTTCATCAACCACAGCCTTATACCTATGTGTTTTCCGGCACCATGAATCCCTATGCAGGCAGGTCCGAAATGTCTGTTCCGTGATCCCCAGATAATCAGCCGCGGCTTTTGCACCAAAGATATCCATCTTCACCGGCAGTTCCAATTCATCATTCGTCACTATCATGTACGCTTTCATCGTTGCCCTCCGCATGGATCAGTGCCATGAATTTCTCATATTGCTTCTGAGAAACCTTATTTCCCCTCTTATCTTCTCTCAGATCGATTTTAAGGTGCTTTTCTGCGATAGCCAGTAATTCCCTCGCCAACATCCTTTTACCCTGCTCTATGCCGTCCCTATAACCTTTAGAGGGGCGGTAGTCATCAATCTGCTTCTTACCCTCTCCCTGACCGCCGGCTGTTTTATTCCTAAGTTGGTAACCGGACTTGGCATATTGCCGGATGTATTTCTGCTCCATCTCGTCCAGCTTGTCCTCCGGGTAGTGAAGAAAGCCGATTTTCCAGCCTGTGATATTATCCGCGGCATACAGTCCATGATTTTTGATTGACAGGTCTATGTGCTGATATCCTGAGAGGTGTTGTGCCAGTCTTGTCAGCATATGTTTAGCTTGCCCTATGTACGCATAACGGATTCCGTCCTCGTCCATCCGTGTCAGGAAATATATACCGCTGCCATCATCAACGTGAGGATTGATCTCCAGTATCCTCTTCTTGTTTTTGGCTTCAATGGCCATTGCCTTTCGATAATTTTGATTGCTCATCGTTCTCCCTTCAATTTGCCAACATAGCTTTTTCAAATTCTGACATGTCTCCGTAGTTCGATGTCATCATCCCTTTGTTGGCATCGTACTTCTTCTGCTCTGGTGCCTCTCTGCTTTGCCTACTGGATTTCTCCCAGGTCCTCACTGCTGCTTTCCAGTCCTTCATGTGATTTTTTCCAACCATCCAGCCTTTGCACGAATAGAAATCAACAAACTTCTGCGGATCAACTTTATTGTTCCGCTCTTGGCAATAGGCACGAACATCATCAACGGTCGGGGGGATAAATTTTTTCTTAGAACCTTTAGGTTCTTCTTTTTTATTATACCCTTCTTTATATTCTTCTTTTGTTGGGAATCGTTTGGGAATCGTTTGGGAATCGGTTGGGAAACTGCTTGGGATGATTTGGTAAGCATCGTAATTATTTACCGTAAATACAGTGTATTTCGAGGTTACATGCTTGGTAATCTCCTTGGTAGAAATTAGATGCTTTACTGCGGTTCTTACTTCGTCAACCGTGAGTTGTGTCTCCTCCGCTAATCGCCCATACGATGAAGGAAATGAACCCCTGGGGATCACAGTTCCCTCAATCTTCTTGTCTTTCCAGTAGGCCTTTAAAAGCATATGAATAAATACACGGCAGGTATTTATATTCCCATACCATTCCCAATCCAGTATCTTTCGGCTCAGCTTTATGTAATCCATTCAGCCCACCTACCATATTCCAAATTCTTTGAGTGACATCTGCCCTGTATCCTCTGCCTTTGGTGTCAGGCACTTCCGTATAGCCTTACAACGCTTATTGCAACTGCTCGTCCTTGCCTGCTCCCGGAATAGATATTCCTTTGCTCTCTGCCGGTCTTCCATGCTGCCATCCGGTTGGAAATATCCATTGTCAATATTGATAACCAATGTACCTCTGAGCAGTAGTGCATCTTCCAATTCCTGACGGATTTTCCGATCACTCATGTTTGTATCTGATACAAGTTTTTGTCTTGATATTCTGTTGGCATAACCAAAAGGTATGTAATTCTCAATCAGTATATAGACCACCTCCCGGGCGGATCACCGTCCGCCCTGACGCTAATAATGGCTGTTTGTGAGACACCACTACATGAACAGTTTCTTTCGCCCCGCAGGGCAGGTGTTTCAACCTTATAGGTAAGACCTTCCAAACTCTTTTATAAACTCTTCACGGGATCCGTAATGCTCCTCATAATACCGCTGACATTCCTGCTTCAGTCGCAGGTCAAGTCCCTGATTTGGTTTCATATGCACGCTGTCCGGTCCGTATGTATGTAAGGTCGGATGCAACGGTACCAGGAATCCTCTTTCTTCACTGGCTTTCTTTCGGCTGCCGTTAAACACATGGTGGATATGGACTACTCCCAAGTGGGTGATATAGCAGGATCCCATATCGTCCGTAAGAACACTCCAACACTTCTTCATGGCTTCCACGCTTTCATCATTTCTTCCAGTTCCGCAGGAGTAAGTGTTTCAATTCCAACTTCCTTACATTCGGATACCAGTCCATTGATAAGTTCGCTCATCTCCCTGGTGTCGTAATCGTGAGAGCCACGGTACATGACATATGTGCGATACATGGTTCCGTCCTTGCCCTCACGCACTTGTGATGTCGGACCGATATGGTAAGTCTCAGCTTCCAATGCTGTGTTCTCTGCCTTGTCCGTGTCCGGGAGTGTTAGAGTGACAAGCTTTCCCTCTATGTATTCCCTCTGTCCGTACTTCCGCAGGATCATGTTGTGCATCCGACCCTTGGAAATATGCATTGCTTCTGCCAGCTTTGTGATCAACTGCCAGTAATAGGCATTCGCATCCAGTGATCTCTTCTGACGGAATTTAACAGCGGTAATGGTCAACTTCTCTGCATCCCTGATACCGTCAAACTGGCTGGTCACGGCATCGGCTGAGTCCGCTTGAAACGATATGTTATATTTGCCTGTCGTGAAATCCATTGTGATTCCAGCCACTTTCCCGGTAAATTCCATTATCAATCATCCCCATATTTCTCTCTCAACGTTTGCAACATCATTCCCACTTCTGATCCAGTCAATGTTTCTACGGTCTTGTTGTTACTTTTAGCCCAGTAAGCAAGATTAACCTTATGTTTCTCACATAACTGTTTCAAGACCGTCATGCTCGCAGCGGAAGGCTGAGCATCATCCTGAGGGATTCCCATCTGAAAAGGTCTCGCTTCTTCTTTCAGCCACAAATCAAATCCCAATCCAGTATTGATAGCAACGCACTTTACAAAAGATCTGCACATGCTGTTCCATACCCTCTGCTGCGACATGGAATTATCTTTTACTGGATTTGTACCATTCATCACGGGAGACTGCATCTCAAATTCCATGTCATCGATTACGACCCGTATTCTTGTCTCATAGCAACGATTAGTATTATTTTTGCTGTCCGAAAAGACCGCCTCTGTCATACGTAGACTTGTTCCTGTTTTTTCATCGGGAATCGGAGTCCAACGAACCACCTTTGCACCGTTCTCATGCAAAAGAGAAATGCATTTTGCCCAATTCAGATAAAGCATCCCATCTCGCTCTTCGCAAAATGGTCTTACATCTATTTTTCTTAATTCATCCCAAGATTTAAGTGCCACTATATTCTTCCTTTCTCCATGCTCCACCGCTGAAATACCATTCAACAAGCATGGTTCTAAATTCCTTCTGATCTTCCTCTGACCCATTTAAACACTGTTCAAGTGCATATTCATAAGCTTCCTTCTCGTGGACAAATTCACCAGTACCAAATTTGTGGTAACCATGCTCTTTTACTACTTCAGGTTGTGATGCATAACAACTTTCCCATTCAGAATCTACAACCATGCGGTTCTCAATCCTTTCCGGCATCCTTATCACCGTCCTTTTTTATCCACCTCTAATTTTGCATTTTTATCCTCACTTTCTTTATCAGAAAATTCATTGTGGCTTTTTGATTTCCACTTGTAATAACTGCATTTTTCGATTGTGTCAGTGATTGCGATAACTACTAGCAAAAAGCAAA